TCATTCGTGGAGTCGTAGTACAAAGGCACCCGGCCGGTGTAGGTCGTCGGCACGCCGGTCGGCGGGCCCGCGCCGGACGGGATATAGGGAAAGCCGTCCGTCGCTGTGGTGGCGAGCGCGGCCGTGCCGATGATGAAATTCCCTTTGCTGTCCCACCGACCGCGCTCCGCAATGGCCGAGCCGACGTTCATCGTATTGAACATGATCACGCCGCCCACACCCGTCGTGGTGTTCGCGATGGTGCCCTCCGTGGTAAACTTGATGGCGGCGCAGCGGACGAACGTTCCCGTGGCGCCGACATAGGCCTGCCCGCCGATCGTCACCATATCGTCCCCGCTCGTGATGGCTGACGGTGAGGCTTGGGTGCCGCGGCTCTTGCGGTAATCACGGAAGAAGCCGGTCGCGCTCGCTTGCGGAATATGCGAGCGCATCCCGGGGAGCGCGGACGTTGTAATGAAGGCGCAGCACTCCACTCCCGCGTCCACAATGGAAGTCCCGTTCGTGGCGCTATAGGACAAGCCTCCGGTCGGATCGCTGTTCCAGCAGAGGGTGGGTGCGGCAAAGGTTCCGCTCGAGAGCACGAGTTGCGTGCTGTTTTTAGAAATGCGGCAGACTTCGTTGCCCAGCGACTTAAACCGTGCGGGGATGCTGGCGCTGCCCGCGTCCGTATCGACTTCAAACACGATGCCGGCAAAGCCGGGCATCCCGGTCGATTCGATCAGGCGCAGGCCCACGATGTTATTGCCGCCGAATTGCCACTTCCACAACTGCGCATAGCCAGCGTGTTGCAACGTGCTCGTCGCCACCGCCGCCGTGACCGCGCTGAGGGCGACGCCGCCGGCCGCCGCTGCGACGACTGCCTGCAGCACATTGGTCCCATTGCAGTAGAGAATCGCATAGGTCGCTTGCGTGACGGCGATGCCGGTGCCCGCCGCCGTCTTGACCGTCAACGTGAAGGCTCCGGTGGTGTTGTTAAAAATGGTCCAGACCTTGTTCGCGGTCGGGACAATCACGTTGATGTTGCCGGTGAGTACACCGGTAAAGGTCAGGACGGCGTTCAAGGCTTCCGCCGGCGACAAGGTGACATTCGAGGCCCCCGCGACGCTCTTGCTCAAGACCCCGGCCACCGCCGCATCCAGCGTGTCCAGCGCCGTGTTGACGGTGACTTCCTTCGACCCCTGGGCTTGCGTGACTTTCGTAATCCCGAGATTGGCTGTGACAGACATACCGCTCCTTTACACCGTGGCCGTGGCCGCGTAGCCGCGTCCCACAGAGGCCGAGATTTGATAAATCTTGACGGTGATGGCCGCTTGCGCGGAGCCGAAGTCGGTGGTCTGCTGCGCGGCTGTATAGGCGACGGTCGGCGTGACGCTGGTGAGCGTCCGTACCACCGTGGCGCCGTTCATCACGTCAATCGAATAACTTTCCGTCGCTTCGCCCAGCGGCACATCGGCGTAATCCAGCCAGGCGCCGCCGATGCGGGTCCGCCGGATCCAAGTTACGGTCAGATTTAAGGACCCGTCTCTCGTGCCCGCCACGGAACACGGCGCATACGGCTTGAGCCCCACGCCGGTATTGCGAAAGATCGTCGGAGGCAGGTCGCTTAAGTATTGCCCGGGGCTCGCCGCTTTAAAGGTCCGATCCAGCCCGACATCCGCCAGCGGCATGTTCTTGCGGACGATCTCCGTCCCGCTCGTCAGGAGCACAAAAAGCTCGCCGAGGACATGCGTGGCAATCGCCCATTCGGTCCCGTTGCGGCCGCGCAGCAGATGACTCAGGCGATAGACGCCGCTGCCCAAGCTCGTGACCGTGCCGAATTGAATCAGCTCGCCGCCGAGCATGGCCGCGTTGCCGCCCAGGTAAACCGCGTAATCATCCACCGCGCTGGCGAGCGAGCCGGTTTGCAGCGTGATATCCACGGTATGGGTGTCATCCCACACCTCGCAGGAGCTCGTGGTCGCCAAGACCGTCGCGGCCTGGCCGACCGTCGCTTCACTCGTCAAGCTCTCCAGGGGGGCATAGGTACTCCCGCTGTCCGTGGACCGGAAGACCACGGCGCCGTCCCACCCGGTATAGATCCCAGTGCCCAGCACGTAGAACCCAGGGTTGTCGTCAATGTCGCGGAAGATGGGCCAGTCGCCGAGATACAACGCCGTGGGGACGGGCGAGGTGATCTCATCGGGGACATACCCGCCGACGCCGGCGGCATAGGTAAAGCCGGCATAGCCCGCCTGATCCTCGGCCACCGCTTCCATCTTCAGGAGCAGGGGAAAACCGAAATCAATTTTGGTGATCCGCAGGCGTGTCAGCGAGCCATCGGCCGCGAGATAGGTAATGGGGTCGCCGGGATCGAGGTGGGCAAACTTGCGCGTCGCCGAGAAGGCATAGCCGGTCCGCTCCGACCAAGCGACGTAGAGCAGGACGTTGGCGATCAAGAGCGCCTGAGACGCGCTGACGACCACCGGAATCTGTACGGACATTTTTTCTTTCGAGTGGCCGATCAGCCGGCGGGCGTACTGCAACACCGGCCGGTAGTCCACGGCCGCGTCCGGATAGGTGACTTCGATTTCGTTCGGCAGATCGGCTTCCTGGGTCCGGATCGCGCTCAACGGATCAGCCGGCGAGGATCCTTCGGCGTAGGCGCCGAGCTCGGTATACGGGATGGTGGCGACGCTGGCCCCGCCGCGCAGCGCGAACTTAATCTGGTAATCGCTCTCGATCCCGTCGAAAAAAAAGGCGCGGCACAGCGGCTCGATCGCCGCGCGAATAGTCGTCCGGGTGCTGACTATGAATCCATCCACGGTCAGGCTGCCTAATCCCGACACGTCTTTATCGCCCGCGACGAGCGCGGAGCGCAGATGCAGATCGCTCACGATTGCATCGAGCGTCGTGGTGCCCGACGACAGCGGCACCAGCGGCACTTTCTTCGTGTTCGCCACATCGGCATTCATCACCATAAAATCGGCATTGGGGTACGGGATCGCAAAGCCAACCGGTGACCCGGAGATCGGGCTGCACGTCACATCGGTCAGCATGGTGCGCAGGTCCGTCCCATCAGACAGCTTGATCGCATGAAACGTCGTGGTGCCCGGTGTCCCCTCGCTTTGGTGCACGCTCGAGGTGGTCACCCATACCGTCCCGGAGCCGCGCTGATACTGCACGTCAATCACTCCCGCCGGGTAAAAATCTCTAGTCCAGATCACAGCCAGGTTCGCATCAAACTTCGTCACCAGGCCGTGGATGTTGCCGCTGGCTACGCCGAGATAGCTGGCGTAGACACAATCTTCATCGGGGTTATAGGTGATGTGCGGCGTGAACTGCGTGCCGTTCGTAGCGACGCCGTTCGCCGCCGCCAGGTACGAGGCGGTCACGTTCATCGCGCTATCGAACTTGAAGACGCGCGCCGCGACATCGATGATATAGAGGCCGCCGGCGCCGGACGCGCCGGCCACCATGCTGAGGCCGCCGAGGGTGGTAAAGAGCTGCGGATCCGGACAGACGGTCGCCACCAGGGTCGACGTGTTGATCTGATTCAGAAAACTGTAATTGCCTACGACGCCGGTGAGGGGATTCGTGCCGTTCGTAATCAGGCCCCCGGTCAGGACGGCCAGGGGTGAACTCGCCTCGCCAGTCACGGTGTCGAGCGGCGAAAGATCGACGGCGAGCCCGTAGGTGGATTGAATCCCCGCGCCATAGACGCCGCCGAGGTAGTACTGGGTGCCCACATAATCCAAGGACCAGGTCACCCGCGTGACCTTGTAGGAGGCCGTATCGACGGCGTACACCTCGCTCGAATTGTTGGAGATGCCGACCCACATCCGGGCGGGGACCGAGCTGCCTCCAACCATGTAGCCGGGTTGGTACGCAATCGACCACGGCGCGCTCACCGGAATCGTCACCGTTTTGACCAGCGTCCAGGTATCCGGCCGGAAGACGCGCAGTTCGAACGTGGAGGTTTGGATGTAGGTCTGCCAGATCAGACCGGTTGCGGTGTCGATCGCGCAGTGCGGCCTATAACTGGTGTTGGTGTTCGTGTTGTACGTCGCCGCCGTGGTGATGGTGGGGGGCCCTTGGCCGACGAGCTCAAAGGTGAGGTTCGGGACGGAATTATTGAAGGGCAGGAGCTCCAGATTCGTAAAGACGCAATACGCGAGGCCGCGGTAGGCCGGCACATTGCCGACGCCCTTGTCCGCTTCGATGGTTGGATCCGCAAGCTGCGTCTCATCCCCATAATAGAGCCGGAAGCCGGTGATCGGGCTATTCGGGACTGGGTTCGTCGCATCCCAGACGAGCTTACCGTTCGCCCACATCCGCTTGACGCCGCCGATGGGCCCGGCCGCGAGGCCGATCGCCATCGAGACGGAGTAGCTGTAATCCACGGACGTCTGCGTGGCCTTCGGCGGTCCTCCTTTGCCCCCGCCGCTCGCACTGCTCACATCCGTCTCATGGCGGGTTTCAAGGATTGGCGTGGACCAGATCACATTCCCGGCAATCTGCCCGATCGTGCCGTAGATAATCGGGATCGGCCCGCCGTAGGCGCTGGACTGCACCGAGAGATCGCCCAGTTGCGGCCCGTGCACGCTGGAATGCGGTCCCTTCGTCGGCGAGATCGCGTTGCCGGCCATGCCGCCGACCATCGATCCGATCGAAAATCCGATCATCGTCCCGCCGGGAATAAACGAGCCGATGATGCCGCCGGCGATCCCGCCCGCGGCGCTCCCCATTTGCCCGCTGCTCATGCGAGCTCCTTCACGCGTAGGACCTTGCGGACCTTCGCCCGCCACTCGTCATTAAAGGTGTGCTCCACGACCTTGCGGTAAATCACCGTCGCGTGAATGATGGTGTTCGCCTCCTTGTCGTAGAACGCCGTATGCTGCCGCTCGCCGCGCACATCTAAGATCAACACGTCGCCCGTTTGCATTGTTTCACGTGGAACTTCGACCATCGTCTCGAGCAGGACATCGAGCATATGAGCGGTGTTGAAGAATTCGCCGTAGCGCAGATCGTCGGTGAAATCGATGTTCTTCGCCCGGGCGACCACCGCGCCGAGGCCGACGCAGTCGACGCCCTCACGATCGCGGCCGCGAAGCCTCCACGGCACCCCCACCCACGATCGCGCCTCCTCAATGATCTCCTGCCCGGTCAGCGCCACGATCCGCCTCCGCCCGCCAGGACCGAGACCGCGACATCCGCGCCCTGCGGCACATGCGGCTCGCCGCGAAAGTTGACCAGGTTGGAAAACTTGGTCTTGCACGTGAGGACCTGCTTGTCACAGCCGGCATAGACCGAATAGGTATCACCCAGCGCAATCGCCGACACCATCGGCTGCACGAGTTCAAAGGCCCCGCCGGCGAGCAGATAGGCTTTGACTTCCATGGTCCGGCCGCTGTTGAGGCCGCCCGTCCAGGTGAGCAGACCCCCATCGAAATAGGCGTTCGCTTCGGCTCGTGCTGAATCAAAAAACACCCGACTATTGGTGAAGGAGGTCACCATGCCTGTCACCGTAAAGCTCGCCAGCGTCACCTTGCAGCGCGCATCGCCGAGATCCGCCCGGCAGCTCGGGCTGTACAGTTCCACGATCGAGCGGGAATAGGCTTGCAGCAGACCCCGGATCTCCGCTTCGAACTTTTGCCGGCCGAGCGTTACGGCGCCGAGCGTCCCTTTGCGGACCTTGAGCGTGCCTGCGGTGACATCCAGATAATTGACGAGAAAGATTTCGACGGTCGCAAAATCCCATTTGCCGGCCAGCAGGTCGGCCACCGCAAAGTCCCCTGAGATCAGGCCCTCCACGTTCATGTTGTCGACGGAGAAGTTGGCCGTCCCCGACACCGCGCTCGGGGTAAAGCCGGTCGCGGATTTGTAGAGCTGGCCACCGATGGTCAGGTCGGCGATGTGACTGGTAAACCCCAAGACCGTCCCGCCGATGGCCGTCATCTTCCAGCAGACACACAGGGTGGAGACCTCTTGCGCAAGATGCGTGGTCATGTCGGCCGTGAGCGTCTTCACCAGGGTACCCAGTCCGGCTTTCGCGGCCAGCGCGCCCGCAGCAGCACGAGAATCGTCAACGCCAGAAAGGTCAGCCCGATGTAATAAATCCCCTTGAGGGTCGCAATGATCGTCACCACCTCGAGATGCGTCATATCCGCAGCTCCACCAGCGTGATCCGGTTCCAGGAATAGACCCCTGGCGCGTCGATGCTGCACTGGAGCTCGTCCATGTCGAACCGGACCGGGACATCGAACTCCCCGGACCAGTCGAGCGTATCCCCCGTTTGTAGGCTATATTTGGTTGCCGCTCCCGCCGAGCCATAGGTGGTGTACGCGGTGGTATTGACGCCGATCGTGAAGGTGTCGGCGGTGACCCCGGCAATCGTAAAGGCCAGATTATTGACTTCCGTCATGCCAACGACGCCGGCGATCCAGATCCGGTCGCCGTTCGAAAAGCCGTGCGCGACGGCCGTGACCATGCCCGGGTTCGCCTTCGTGATCGCCGTGATGGTCTTCGGTCCGGTGGCGATCGGCAGCGTGACGATCCCGGTGGCGGTATCCAGCGTGAAGCCGGGGAGATTCACCGTGTTCTTGCGCAGCGTGACGGTCCCGCTCACCGGCTTGGTAATCGTGCGGACCTCGCTGCCGCTCTGCGTATAGGTCTTCACGAGCTGCACCGTGCTGTTGCCGTTCGGCGCCGTGAGCGGTTCGTTCACCGCCTGATAATCCCGCCAATCCTTGAACCGAAAGCCGTGGGCTTTGCCCCGCATGGCTCGGAAGAAGGCGTCGAGAATGTCCATCTCCGCCTTCGTCCGGATCTTGTGAGTGACGTCGTACTTTTGCCGCGCCGATGCCCAGGAAGCGTTGCGCGCCTCGTATCCGGAGTCGAGGACGGCGATATCCGTTTTGAAGCTGGGCCCGCAGATCGCGCCCCAGGAAATGTCGGGCGGGAACTGGAGTTCGTAAAAGCTCATTGATTCCTCGAGGAGCGGCCGATCGCCACCGCCGCCTGCTGCATGATCTGATCCGACGAATGGCGAAAGCTGTTCGCGTCCGGCGTGTGAACGGTGATATTGACGATGGGCTGTCCACCACCCCCGCCGGCGTTGAGCCGAGCCAGTGCGGGCATCCCCTTGTCGGCCGACAGAACGCCTTCCCCTGGCGACAGCCAGGCCGGGATCGTATCGGTCCCGACCGGCCCGCCACTCGCGAATCGCCGGACATAGCCGCCCTGCGAAGCGGCAATGGAGATGTCGTGCCACGGAATCTGTTCACCCGCCGCAAAGCCGGCACTGCTTGCCCCGCCTGATCCGCTGCCCATGAGCTTCGTGAACATCCCCATGATCCCACTGCCGCCGCCGGCCGCGCCTTCGCCGCCGAGCATCTGCGTGGTCGCCCACTGCGCGAGGATCTTCGACGCCATCTGCTGCATGAAGCTCAGGACGCTGGCGGCCGTATCTTTGAGCGTATGGAATTTGAGTTGCATCGCATCGAAGAAAAGGCCTTGAAAGCCGCCCGTCATGGCCGACGCCGTATCGCGCGCCATCGTCTGCGCCTGGCCGAAGGCCCCGGTGCTGTCCCGGGTAAACTGCTTCATCCCGCGCGCCCAGCCCTTAACGAAGCTGTTGGACTGGACTTCCGCCTGCTGCTCGAGGTCCACATGCTTCTCGGCGATCTTCGTGTCCCGTTCCGCGCTGGGTACCTCCGCCTCGAGCCTGGCGATCTGGGCGCGGATCAGCGCGATCTTGCGCGTCGCCATCTCGACGGAGTTGAGCAGCTGCATATCGCCGATGGTGACGAGGCTGGCGGCCGCCGTTTCGTCGTCTTTCAGATTCTTGTGCCGGAGGTCTTCGATGAGCTTGTAGTAGTCCACCATCATTTTGCCGCGGGTCTCTTGCATCTTGTTATCGATGGCGATAATCTTGTTGGTCGCCTCGCCTTCGTCCACGACGCCCTGATCCAGCAGCTTTTGAATGTCGGCCGAGTACTTCACGTACTTCTGCTTGTAGTTTTCATCGGCGGCGAGCTTCTTCTCCGCATTCGTGCCCGCAATCGCGACTTCCTTCTTGTGGGCCTCCTCGAGCAGCGGCAACATGCGTTGAATCGCCAGGACCTGGTTGGCCGTCTCGTCCCGGCGGATCGCCAGCCGCTCCATCGCCGCATGGCGCTCGTCCAGGTTCTCCGTCAGGATCCGGCGCACCACGATCTGTTCTTTTTCCTTGGAGAGGGCCTTGAAGCCCTCGAGCTCCGCCTTGAGCTCCTCCTCGTGGGTCTTGAATTCTGCCTTGCCGCCGGCGCCGGTGAGGGCTTTCGGGATGGTCGGTGCCTCTGTGCGCGTATCCTTCTTCGGTTCCTCGCGTGTGTCACCGGACTTGGCAGCCGCCAGCAGCCTCGCCTTTTCCGCTTCGAGAGCATCCATTTTGGCGAAGAACGCCGGTTGATCACCGCCAAACGTCAGCTTTTTGAGCCCCTCGTTGAGACTGGCGGCCAATTCACGAGCCAGGATGCTGATATTGATGAGTTTGATTTCCAACATCCGGAGCGGATTATTAATAAAGTTATTGAGATCGCCAATGCCCAGGTTCACGGTGTTGATGAATGACGTCAGCCCGTGCTCCGCCATCAACGAGGCGAGTTGCATTTTGAACGCATTGATCGCGGTGCCAAGATTATCGAACGCATTGTCCATCTCCCCGAGCCCTTGCATCTGTTCCCCGCTCAGCACGGCCCCCAGTTCGTAAGACTGCTCCTTCAGTTCTTGAATGCCCTTGGATCCGAGATTGAGCCAGGGAATCATGACGAGACCGGAGCGGTTAAAGATATCGACCGACAAGGCGGCCTTCCCCGCGCCGTCCTTCATCCCGGCGAATTTATCGGAGAGCTCCAAGAGCACGGCGTCCGGCGAACGCAAGTTGCCGGCTGCATCCACGGCGCTGACCCCGAGGGCCTTGAACACTTCCGCGCCGCGGCCGGTGCCTTCCTGCGCCTCGACCATGGCCTTTGATAAGCCGCGCATGCCGGCCGCCATCTGCTCCGGACCGATTCTGTTTTGGGCCATCGCAACGCCCCACTCCTGGAAGGTCTGGGCGGCGATGCCGGTCTTCTGGCTGAGCTGCAGGATGTCCTCGGCTGCGGACGAGGCGGACTTAGCAATAGCCACCAGGCTCGCCCCCACACCTACGAGTGCAGTGCCGAACGCAGCGGCGGCGCTCCCCGAGATGCCAAAGAAGGATCCGAGGGAATTCTCCGCATCCTTCATCTGGCCCTTAAACTCATCGGCGATCAGTTTGATGACGACCGCGATTTCAGCGTCAGCCATGGAGATCTCCTTTTACACCCACCCGCCCTTCGCCTGCCGAGACAGGCTCTTGACCCCTAGTCTGGACAGGTCCGGCAGGCGAGGCGGAGGGCTTGTCCGAATTGCGCGGTGCATTCTTTGAGACATGAGCCTCCGCAGAATTGTCCGATGCCTTGGTCCTGCCGGCGTGAGACGGGTACGGGGTCGTGTTCCCATTTCACCCCGATGAAGGACATCACGGAACGCTCGAACCTGCGCCGCTCACCCTGGCGGGCGATATACGGCTCAGCCTGGCTGGGAGTAACGTGGGCGAGAATATAGGGGAGACATGTTATGTCACCATCTGTAAGGAGGACGAGACACTCGGTGATCCAGTCTCCTCGGGGGTCAGCGCCGTCGCATCGGCCAGGAGCCACAAGTTGGTCGGTGGGTTCACGACGAAAAAATCGTGGACGTACTCCATGACCTCGCGCGGGCGGACGTTGGCGGTGAGCCAATTTTCTAACGGCCGGATGCCTTCCGCGTAGCTCTTAAGAACAAGCTCATCGAGAGTTTCATCTCGCCGCATCAGCTTCTGGGCTACTGTCGTGCCCTCTTCGATCAGAATAATGGCCAAAAACGTCATACCGCGGTTCTGAAGCATCGTCATCAACTGCGCCGAGCTCAGCGCTGAGACGGCCTTGCCGCGAAAGACGTGATCGCGCAGCCAGACCTCCTGACCGAAGACGAGCTCCTCCTGATAGAACTTCTTGTCCGCGATCGTGTAGGTTTTCCGTTCCACGTTTAGGTGTAGGCCAGCACGAGCTCATCGTTGCCGGCGGCCGCTGAGCGGACCATACGGAAATCCGCCGCCAGGACGGCAAGGCCGCCGCGGTCCCCTTCCGCCAGCTTCGTATAGAGCGCCTTCGGCGCCGTAATCGTGCAGATGTTGCCCGCCGCCGCGCCCACCGGAAGCAGAATCGATCCGGATGTGCCGGCTTTCCATTTGAGATACCGGTCGTCGGTCGCCACCAATTCCTCTTCCGGATCCATGCTCCCCTTCGGGTCGCGGTCCGTAATCAGGCACGCAAAGAAGCCCTCCGCCTTGGAGATATCGTTGCGCATCTCCAGTTTGTTGCCGACGTCCATGGCAATGTGCGAGATCTTCGAGGCGTAGCCCAGAGCCGTGAAGGTCGACACGTTGAGAAACGGCACCGGGAGCGTCGTCTCAATGCCGGTCCCGGTGAGGATCGTAACATCGCTCACCCCGTCATAGACGCCCTCGAACGTGAACTCGACCATCATCGGCTCGCCGACCTTGGTGGAAAACTTAAAGGTCCCGCGCGCGCCGCGGATCTGCTTCTTCAGCCCGTCCTTATAGAGGGCGATTGTGATCGAGGGGAACGCGGTTGAGATGGGCGCATAGGTGGCGCTGGTGATTGCGACCAGCGTCTCGCCGAACCCGCAGGCCTTGAACAGCTTGCCGATCGCCGGCGCCGTGCCGGCCGTGCCGCTGCCCTTGTTCTCGACTTTGAAACTCAGCGTGGCCTTCTGCGTGCCCGGGATCGGGGCAAAGGGCGAGATGGACTGGTCCAGATTCTTCCGATCAAACATCGGAATGTCGGCGGTAAACTTGGGGTCCATAATCAGAAAGTTCGCATCGGCGGCCGCCAGGGTTTCTGCGGTCCCGGTGACTGCTTCGATTTTGGCCGCGACGACCGCGCGGCGAGATTTAATTTCAGCCATGGGACGCCCCTCCTCTGTCTACCTGCCGGCGCTGGCGATCTTCTTCGTAGAGCGAGCCATCGGATTTGACCGCGCTGCCGGTGCGGATCAGGCCCTCGGCCGCCTCATCATCCACTTCAACCACGTCGCCCGCACGATGGGTCTCTCCGGTCTTCGTCACATAGGTCGTTCCCGGTGTCAGTTTAATTTTCAAGGGTTCTCCTTTATAAGCGCCCAGTCAGCACCAGAATCAGCAGGACCAGCAGCAACAGACCGATGCCGCCGCTGGGGTAATAGCCCCAAGCCGCGCTGTGCGGCCAGGTCGGCAACGCGCCCACCAGGAGCAGAATCAGGACGACGAGGAGGACGGTGTTCATGCTATTGCCGGATCCGTGTTCGAGTGCCGGTACTGGATTTCCCACGTGCAAACCTGCTGGACATCCGTATTGCTGTCTTCCACATCCAACGGCTCGGACCCCAGGAGCTTGGTGTCGACGGCATGACCACCGCGGCTGCGGTCCGCCAGCATCGCCTTTTGCGCATCGGCGAGAAAGCTGTTCATCACTTCGTCGCTCTCGCGCGCGTCGGTCGCGGCGTCGTGCACCACGATCAAGAGGAGATCCACCGTGAGATGGTGGGTGATCTTGCCGATCGGCTCATCCTTCGAGGTCTCAGCGCCTTCGCGGATGATGATCATCGGAAAGGCCACCTGGGACTGGCCGCCGGTGCGGTAGCGCTGCACCGACGCGATGCCCGTAATCGCCGCCAGGGTCGTTTTGATATTCTTCATAACGAGCTCACGGATGCTATCTGGCACATTCCACCCGCCCTACCCCAGGCGCGCCGAGACGCGCCCCTTCCCGTTCTTCAAGCCGCTTTCGTAATGAGATTGAGGACGCCGCGCACCTTTTGCGAGAACGCTTCTTTCATCGCTCGATCCATCGCGCCCTTGAGATGCGGCACGAAGTCGGTGTTGGTCATCGACGTAAACAAGGTCTTGAACCCTAAGCGCGCCGGCACCCGCACCGACCGTACGCGGCGGAGAATCACAAACGAGCGCTTGGCGCTCTGATAGATTTTGCGCGGCGTATAGTTCGCATCGTTCATGATGTCGCCGCCTCCGCTCGTGTTATGCGTGATGATCAAGAACTGGCCCTTGGTCGGCGTAATCGTGCCGCCGGTCTCGTGCTTCGTCAGCCACCGCGCGAGCCGCGCTTTGAACTGGAGCGACCCGAGGTCAGTGCCGGTGACTTCGGCCTTCATCCCGCCGCCCGCCCGCTTGGCGTCCGCCCAGTTGATGCCAGGCCGGCCCGACAGCCGCTCGGCCACAAACCGTTTTTTGAAGCGCGCGCCGGCCTTGCCGAGTTCCTGCTTGCAATACCGAAAGGACAGATCCGGCGCGTCCCGCATGGCCTGCTGGACCTGCTCGAGCCCGATCACTTGCGCCTGGATCTGCATTGCACCCACCCGTCCCTTCGGCCGCCGAGACGGCCTCTTTTTCCCTATCCTTCCGCCTCGAGCGTCCACATGCCGTCGTCCTGGTCCAGGACTTTGCCGATCCGAAACACCGTGTCGGCGGCGTCGGTCGCGCGCAACCGGATGGCAACCGTATCGAGCTTCTTGATCTGCGGGAGGGTGGCGACCGGGATCATCAGCTTGACCATGATCCCTGCATAACTGCGGCCGCCCACGGCGAGGACGCGCGCCATATCGCCGCGAATCACCACCGCATCCATCACGGTCTGGACGCCGGCTTGGGTGTACGTCACCTCTTCGCCGAATTCCTCCGGGTTGGCAAACAGCGGCCCGTCCGCCAGCAGCTGGTCCTTAAAGCTCATCTACTAAAATCCTTTGAATCAGTAGGAGATTAGTAGTTAGCTCAAGGTCGCTTTTTCAGCGTGCTGCCAGAGCCCATAGCCTGCATTTCGAATCGCGGACACCCCGTAGAGATGCCGCTTATTCATGAACTCCTCTTCCGACCCTTCCGCGATCGCGGACATCTTGACGCCTTCTTCCTCCTGCAGGATAAACGGCTTCACGCGGCCGTCCGTCCGGAAGGCATACACGACATCCGTGGCGGTCAGCCGGGGATTCACCGCGACATCGATCGAGATCCCCATGTCCTTGAGCGGGTTGTCCCGCGAGCCGCTGCCGGTATTGAGAAGATTCGCGCTGACGGCCGTCTTGGCGGGTCCCCACATATTGACCGGCACCATGATCAGGAAGTGAGTGGCGAGCTCGTTGAGCGGCTCGCCCTGATCGTCCTTGAACGTGTAGAAATGGCCCACGAGATTCAGGATGATCGCGGCCATCTCGTCCGCGGTCGGCGCCGCCGCCGTGCCGACATTCAGGGAGCCGTAATCCGCGGACGTGAGCAGATTGGTCAGCGTCCCCGAATCGTTCTCAGAATGCGTAGCGGAAAAGAACGTGGCGCCGTCATACGACAGCCCAGTGCCGCCCGCCGCGATCAGCGTGGAGACGAGCTTGGCCCAATGCGAGGCGGTCCGATCGGCCATCTCCTTGATGCGCAACATGACCTGACCGGTCTTGTCCCGGCGAATCTCGTCCACGAGGACGTACATCGTCGCCTCAAAGGTTTTATTGACGATCGTGAGCCCGTTCTCGCGCAGCCCTTTGGCATCGCGGCCGCCGATCCATTCCCGCATCGCCGGCGACATGCCCAACCATTTATAGGTCTCGCTCTCCTGGTTGGAGTCCACGTGCATGCCGAGTTGCGGAATCCACCCCTGCCCGAGGGCCTGCTGCAGGGTTTCGTAGAACGTGCCGATGATGGCTCGGCTGCCTAAAGCTGCTGCACCCATAGTCGCCTCCTTCTCAATTCAGTCAAATTCAGACCGAGCCCGGTTTAGATCATCGCATTGACAATGGTGCGGATCGCGGCCACGTCCACGATCAGCGCGTTGATTTGCGCCTGCATTTCCTTGTTCTGCTCATTCACCCCGGTCACAATGGAGGCCACTGCCGTCGCAATGGCCGTATCCACTTGCGTGGCACTCGGGGTTGCCACGCCCTGGCAGTTCCCGGCGGTCGCCGCCACATCCACCAAGGCGTTATTGGTCGCCCCGGTTAGCGTCCCGGTCAGCGCCGCAGCCGTGGCCGCAGCCACATCCGCCACATTGCTCTCGATGTTATGACCCTGCGCGTTGAAGGCCACATAACAATAGGTGCTGACATCCCACCGCACGATCCGGCCCACCAAACTGCTCGAGCCCTCGGTCAGGGTGAAGGCGTTATCGTCGGAGGCGTAGACGAGCGAGCCGACATCGGTCAGCGCCGTGACGCCTGTGACCGACAGACGAATCAGCCCCCAGCGCCGCACGCGCACCCGCATCGCGCCGGCCGCGCCGGCTGAGTTATCGGCTTTGCTCTCCGCAAAGCCGACAAAGCGATCGCCCGCGACGAGAGGCCGCGCATTGCCGCTGGAGTCCAGGCCGACCGCCGCACCCTCATAGATAATGTCTGTGGCGATCACCGGAAAAGAATTCACGTCGCCGAGCTCGTAGGTCCTCGGCGCATCGACCGCCAGCGTCGTCATCCCGCACAGGATGGGCAGAATCTCGCCATCCAGGTCCCAGCACTTCACCCCATTAACCAGAATTGTTTTCACCGACATACGTGCCTCCCCTTTCGAAAAGTGTCAGCCGCTGTGACCAACGGTTACTTCTTCAGAATCTTGACCAAGCCCTTGTCTTCCGCCGTCTTGAACGCGACATAAATGCCGACGCTCCCAAACTCCTCGCGCAAGGCCGGGGTCCCCGTGTATTCCTTGGTCCAACGTTCCTCGGGCGGCAACGCGCTGAGATCCTCTTTCCTCGGAATGTCGGTCGCCCCGCCGGCAGACGGCGGTGAGGCCGAGATCAACTTGTCCAGCCGGCCCTTGTTCGCGGTCTTTTCCGCCGCGATGAATTGCGTCTTCGCGTCGTCCACGCTCGTCTGGCTGGCGATCAGCTCCCTCGCCAAGGTCTCCTGGCCGGCAAACGCCGCGTCCTGGATGCCGAGGATCCGCTCCCGTTCGGCCTGTGCTCCGGCGACGGCGCCCGAGGAGAAAATCTGCTTGAACACCTCGGGGTGCGCGGCCTCAAAGGTCACGACAGTGATGTCGGTGCTCTCCGGTTTATCTAAGACTGCTGTTTCTTTGCTCATAGCGTTCTCCCGTGTTGAAAAATATCGATCCAAAAACTGTGTGGCCTTGGCTGCCAGGGAATCCTCGACGGAGAACATGCCGCCGGGGTTGGCCGCCGGCTGATCCACGACGTCGGCCGCCATGAGCTTCTTCAAGCGCGCCAGCGGCAAGGCATCTTTCAGGGGTTCGCCCTGCTCATCCTTTTGGACCAGCTCCTCGCCGGTAAAGACGATGCTCGCGCCGAAGGCCTGCGGATCCTCCTCGGCCAGGTCCATGACGTAGCCGGCGAGATCTCCGTCCGGGGTTTTGCTGGCCGCCTCGAGGAGATGCAGATCGCCGCGGACGACATCGCCGTCCCGGCGCAGCTGCTTGACGCGGCCGAGCATCGTGCCCATGCTCGTGCCGGAGGCGTTCGGATGGTCAAAGCGCGACTTGACGCCGGCCTTGGCCAGGTTGCCCTGCTCGACCACGGAATCTAAAAACGTTTCGTCCAGCCAAAGCTGATGGCCGAGGGCTTCCCCTTTGGTGACCACCGCCACGCCGTGAATGACGCGGTGTTCCCGATCCACGCCGAATCCCTGAGCTGCGGCCGGCTGCCAGGCGACGGCGGACCGGAACCAGCGGGTGCCGAACGCGACGTCCGCGATCGAGAGCGTGTCCTGTTTCATTCTGTCCTTCCGATCGCAAAGGCCGGCCCGGTATCGCCGACGTCTTTCTTCGAGCCGCCGATGCGCGGCTTAATTTCATCGTCGGTGCCCGGCGCATTGGGGAGAAAGGGTTGCATCGCTTCCGGCGGCGGCAAGCCGAGCTCAAGCCGTTTGGTGAGCTCGCGCTTTTGCTGCTCGAGGACCTCTTCCCAGTCCTTGCCGTTGGCCGCACATTCATCCGCGAGGGTGCTGATCCCGGCCTCGATGGCGAGCTGCGAGGCCTGCACTTCCTTGACTGGATCGATCCAGCCTTTGCCGGGGGCGATCCAGCGCGTCCGCATCCAGCTCGGCCGATCCGGCCCGATCAGATCCACGAGCGGCAGATCGCCGTCGAGCCACGCTTCCTCCTGGACCATCTGCCAGACCGGATCGCACAGCCGCCGAATCATCCATTCCTGGCGCATCTTGAAAAACATGAAGGCCTCGAGGATCGCGGCGCGCGCGGAGGAGTAATTGGTTTTGCTGAAATCCTTGGCGATGATTTCATACGGCAGGGCCAGGCCGACGCCGATCGCGCGCAGGATCCGCTCGACAAACGGCTCGAACGTGCCGCCCGGCCGGCTGGGGGAGCCGAAGGAGACGGCTTCCCCTGGCGCGAGGTACTCAATGACGCCAGGCTCCATCTCCTGGACGCGCTGGCCCATGTCGTTGACGGAGGTCGCCGCATTGACAGCCGATTCATACGGATTATTTTTTGTGACGAAGGCGGAGAAGCAGGCGGCCACGCGCGCGGACACGAGCTCCGCTTCCATGTAATCGGCGAGGTCCTTAAAGAGATTGATCACCGGCGCGAAGAACGGCTCGCCGCGGGTCTGCCCGGGGCGCTTCACCCAATACAGGTGCATGACGTTCGGCCGGCCGAATTCGTTATAGGCGGGGTACCGGATCCAGCCTGCGGGCGCGTAGGAGCCCGGCGCCCCGATCGGGCCATCGCCGGGATGCGCCTTGCGGATGTAATACGCAATGGGTTGCCCGCGCGGGCCGAGTTCCACCCCGTCCCGGATGTGGGGATTCGATCGCAACTGGGTCGGCGTTTCGAGACGGTCCGCTTCGATCACCTCGAGGGCCAGGCTGTACGGCCGCTGCGGTTCCCGCTCGAGCATCAAGGGGATCAGGAGGACCTCCCCGTTGTCGAGGATTTGCCGCTCGACCAGGCCCTGCATTTCGTAGAAGTCCATCCGGCCTTGGGAGTCG